GATAAAAGTATTAACTGATAATGTAAATACTGTTATTGCAAAATTAGAAAGAGCTGAGGGCACATGGGAGATGGCTGAAAACTTATATGAAGTTTTAGCTGATAAAGTTAGACAAATGGAATACGACATCAAGGACTTAAACAGAGAAATAAACTATTAGGATGTATTATGGAGAGCGCCAGGATGAACTATTACTTTACTGGAATATTAATTATCTTGTTATGTCTACTGGCGTGGATGGGTCCTGCATATCCTAGAAACGAATATCTTAATGATGGTAATGCTAGATGCGGTGAGTTTGAAACAAGAATAGAAGCAGAGGATAGACAGACAGATTATAATTCAAGCAGCTCAGATTACGAATCAGATAATTATAGATTAAGTTTTACATACAGAAAATATTTAGGCACAGATTGTAAAACAGCAAAAGAAAATGCACAATTAAAACAACAACTAGAACTTATGAAAATGTGTAATAAGGTGAACAGAAATCCAAGTCTTGCACAAAATCAAAACTTTGCATTATTGGTATCTAAATGCAGAGGTGTAGTGCCACAAGTAGATGAAGTAGAAACTATGCCTACAGGTAGTCTTTGGGATGAGTTAAAAGATGATTATATCAAGGCTAATCCAGATTCTAAGAGCCTTGACAACAATAACTCAACATTGAAAATTCCACCTAAAGATTATATACTACCTCTACCAAAACCAAAAGATGACTAAACCACTTAAAATATCTGAGCAGGCTGCTGTGCAAATGCCTATGAAAACAGTTGCTAGTTTGATAGCGCTCGTTGCAATTGGGACCTGGGCTTATTTTGGACTACATGAAACTCTCAATGCACATTCAACAAAGATAGAGTTGATGCAAAAAGATTTAGAACACAACACAGAATTTAGAATTAAATACCCGCGTGGAGAACTGGGTCAATCAAGTGGAGAGGCGGAGCTTTTCATGTTAGTAGAACACTTAGCAGGGTTATTGGAAGATATAGATTCAGAGGTCAAGAGTATGAGGAACAATGCAGTCAATATAGAATTCTTACAAGAAAGAACAAAGAAACTTACAGAAGATGTAGAAAAACTAATTAGAAATGGTAATGGGGCACACTAATGGTTGAAATAGTATTTGCACTTTTATTATTACAGGACCATAAAATTATAGAACACCGTTATCACGAGTCATTATCTAAATGTATGAAAGCTAGACGTTATGCTATGAAAGACAGAAATGTTAATGATAGAGTTGTTTTTAAATGCATACAGTCTAAAGCAAACGTAGAAATTTACATGGGAGAGAAGAAAATTACTTCACTAATCCTTGACTAAAAAATCAAACAAAATTGCCAAACAATTAAAAGATAGACGTTATCATCAGCGTGTGGTAAAAAATAAAAAAAATTATGACAGGAAAAAATTTCAAAATAACAGCAGAAATAGTTAATGGAATCTGCCCTACGTGTGAAGAGTACACGCCACTAGTAGGTTTGACTAAACAATTTTTTAGATGTTTAACATGTGGCTCTGATTTAGAACAACACATAAATGGTAAGATAACTTACATGCCACACTTTACATCTAAATCTTTAAAATCAGATGTAGAGAAATATTTCGAAAAAGATGGCGAAGCGTAAATTTATTCATTTTGTACCACGTCCAAAACCTCGTAAACGTCCGGGCCGACACACAAAAAACCTAAATAAATCAAAGAAAAGATCATATAAAAAATACAACCGACAGGGGCGTTGACAAATACTTTTAAATGACTATCCTATAGTTATGAAAGAAAAAATAATAACATTAAAAGTAAATGGTGCAGCACAGGGACAATGGTCTCATTTATTGCTAGAACTAAATCTTATAAAAAAAGCATGGAGATCATATGGTGTAAATATAAATATGAAAGCACCTGGATTAAAAAATGTTTTAACTCATGGGACGAAAGTAAGTGATGGATCTTATAATACTAAACGACGGCCTGTATCAACTAATACCGATCACAAGTAAAATACTTGAGGACATATCGCTTGTATCAAAAATAGATTGTTTTGATCTCTGTGATATAATTAGATTAAAATTATCTGGTTATGTTAATACATTAAACCTACACATCATGAAAGATGGTGGTTTATTTATAGGTTGTATGTGTAGATAACACCTACCCTATAGAGAGGGAAAACTAGGGTAGGTAATGGTGAGAAATTAATCTACCTTACCACAATCTTGCCACATTGTCAAATGCTGTTGCTTGGTGTGCATAGAAATCTGATATAGATATTATGTTTATTAACTTCCTCTGGACCAATCTCTTGCATTTTCATGAGCGATTCTTGATAGCCAAACGTCATACAATTATATTGATTATCAAATAATTCTGGCCACTGATAAGGGGGCATACAGACACTTTGTATCTGTGAACAAATTATTAAACTTAATACAAATTTCATTGACAATCCTATAAAATCACCTATATATGGGTTATTAATATGAAAGGAAACAAACATGACTGATATGTCAAAGTATAAAAATGTTTCACTAACAAAAGAAACATACGCTACTTTAGATAAGTTATCAAAGGTATTATTGCCTGATGCTAAATTGTCTATAGCAAAAACAATTGAATCAATTGCAAATGAGAAAGCGAAAAAGTTAAATGGCAAAATTAAAAAAAGCTAGAGTTGTAAAAATGATATGTAATACATGCCACGGAAATGGGTATGTCAGAGTTGCAAAAATTAATGGTGATACCTCTGTAGATTTTAGAAATAACAGTGAAGTACATCAATGTTGGGATTGTGACTCAGAAGGGGAGTTTTATGAGGAAATCACTGATGGTCTTATCGATGATGGTCCTACTGACACATTGCACTAGCAAATTTGATGGGTTTGATCCAACAACGGCAACGGTTAGATGGATAATAAAACATGGTTATAATGCAAAATAAAATTTTACAGGTAGAAAAGGACGAGCTCCAGGTGACAAAAAAATGCCACGCGCTAAACACCTCTGGAGGTTACATATGGGGGACCTTTGGTGGCAACCCTCAGTATTCGAGCCTTTGCTCTCTTGGGAGTACGTGCACGGAAACCAGGAGGGTTGTATGATTCCAGAAACAGATAGAGCGTATATCGCAGGACTCTTTGATGGTGAAGGCAGTATCTATTATGCCAAACGTAAAGAGAAAAAAAAGAAACATAAAAATAAACCAGGTTACAGGTACGCAAATGCATGGCGTATTAGTATGGAGATAACGATGACAGACAGGTCTGTATTAGAATGGGTACATGAAGTATTAGGCTGCGGAACTTTTAATCCTAAACCAAGAAAAGGTTTACGTAAAGATGGTACACCTTATCTCAAACAATACAAATGGCGTTGTACATTTAGAGATGCGTATTATGTTTGTACATTGATATGGCCTTGGGCACATACTAAATTACCAAAGATTACGAAGATACTTGAACACTATTCTGATAGTGGTAAAGTTATGAATGGAAAGGTTGTTAGTTTACAAGAGTATAGAGAGGCAATGGCGCTAGAATGATATTAAAATTTTATTTATGGGTAATGGGTTGGTCTGGTTCGATAAATGCGTGGGCATGGCGTAAACAGGCTAAAATAATAAAAGATAAACAGCAGCAAGAAAATAACGAATACCTGGAGGAGTTGAAGAAAAAACTATGACACCAGAACAAGCACTAGGTATGTTATTTGTCGGAGTCGTGGCCCTGTCGATTGGGGCTGGTGTAGCTTTTATAATATTACGAAAGGTATATCGAGAGATGCATAAATCGAAAAGAAGGTTTGACGATTTAGAATGAAAAGAATTTTTGGAAATATGTCCGAAGATGGCGTTAAACATGATCACGTCAACAAAGATCATGCGAACAAGAAAGACAAAAAATGAAGACAAGAACAAATGGTGCCATGCACACTGTGTTGGGTAAAAGAATAGACTATAAAAGCTTCAATGCCAGCAGACAGATAACAAAGGTAATGTATGAGAAAAATTACTCTAAGTTTACTTTGTTTGACAACAACAGAGATATCAATGAACCTCACGTTGAGGAGTTGATTGCTTCTATGAGAAAGAGCGGTCAGTTGATGCCTGTTGTAGTTACTCCTGATAAAGAAGTTATCGATGGTCAACACAGATTAAAAGCGTGCGAGAAACTGGGTATCCCGGTATCTTACGTGGTCAATAGTTCTGGTAATTCAAAACAGATAGCTGTGATGAATAATACACAGAAGGGTTGGAAGAGTAGAGATTACTTGAAACACTTCTGTCATAAAAGTCATTATAATTCTGCGGAGTATAATAAGATCGCAAAATTTTTTGATGATTACAGCTTACCATTTACTGTTGGAATATCATTATTGTCGGACCAATACATCGCTAATGGTATAGCCAAAGACAGAGGACCTATGCCTGCGTTTAGAGATGGTACTTTTAAGATAAGTGATTTTGAGAAAGCTAAAGAAACAGCTGAAAGATTAATTAAGCTTAAAAGTTTTGTCCCTAATCTGGTAAAGATAGTTAAGTTTTCTATAGCTTTTATGAAGATATCGAAGCTAGATAACTTTAGTCTAAAAACCTGTTACGCTCAGATAGAGAAGAACTCTAATCAGTTTGATAAATGCGTAAACCAGGAAGACTGGAACGAGGCTATGGTTCGAGCGTATAACTATAAACTAGTCACTAAAGGTAAAAAGGCTAGTAAAAGAATCTCAATTAGAAAAGAGGGATTTTAACTTGTGGGCCTTCGGGCCCACTATGAATTATGATGAGTGACGAAGACATACAAGAATACCATAACATTGGTCGAAGCATCAAGAAGAGTGAGAAGTATACCTATGTTGATGCCTCACGGATCGAGGAACATGGATCAAGGACCTATGATGTAAATGGTGCTAGACTTCCAAGTGTCACTACTATATTAGGACGGACCAAGGATCAACAATTTCTAAAAGACTGGAAGGCCAAAGTTGGAGAACGAGAAGCAGAGCGAATCAAAAACCTATCGAGTAATCGGGGGACATCTATGCACAAATTCCTGGAACACCATATCACAGGAGTGGGCTACGATGATCTTACAGAACTCGGACAGAAGGCGAAAACCATGGCCAAAAAAATTATTGAAATCGGTCTTGCACCTGTGGAAGAGTGGTACGGCTCTGAAGTTACATTATATTATCCTGGCCTTTATGCTGGGTCTACTGATTTAGTCTGTCTTCACAACGGCAAAGAAACCGTTGTTGACTTTAAACAGGCTAACAGGCCGAAGAAGAAAGAATGGATTGAAGATTACTATCTACAGATCGCGGCATACGCTATGGCACATGACTATGTGCATGAATCTAACATCGAACAAGGTGTAATAATGGTATGCACCCCTGACCTGTATTACCAAGAATTTGTCGTAAGTGGGGCAGAATTAAGGCAATATAAACATAAGTTTTTGAAAAGATTGGACATGTATCATGACCTAATCTTTGATGAAAAAGAGAAAGCAAAAGTAAAAATAAAAGAGGAGGACTTTTACAATGGAGCGTAGAGTACACGGGTACTACCATGATGGTGAGACCCAATGGGTAATGTACGAAGATGAGGATGGGTATATAGAGATGGTAGAAATGGAGGATGATGACGATGAATGATAAATTGTTTAGAACACTTCTAAAAAGATACGAAGCTGAGATTGAAGACGCATTATACAAGCTACAATGTATCGAGAATCACAACATGGTGATACCAGAACATGTGGATATCACAGGTGAAGTTGATACTCTGTTAGGTAAAATAGGCAAGGCAGAGGAGAAGTTGTCCGTAATGAGGAAATATTTTGTCAAAAATAAGGCAAATTAATCTGTACTATAAGATTCTGTGACAGATTACAAAAAATATTTTTTTATCTCCGAAAAAAAGTGTCCAAGTGTACTTTTAGCTGTTTTACCGCATAAAATATAGCGTTTTATGGTACACTTTTTAGTACACTTTTTATTTTTGGTACACTTTTTAATGTACCATCAAATTTCGGTTCACGCGCGCGAATGCATATTTTAAAATAAAAAATCTGTGATATAAACTTATATGCCTAGAAAATCCAGACGCATAAATAGCTATACCAAACCTAAAACTGTGAAACAGCAGGTTCCGTTTCCGTATAAACGTGTGCGGATCGATTGGATTGATATCATCACTGAGGGTGGTTGGGGTTCTGAAAAAGAATTTAAAGATATGAAATTAGCTACACCTGTTAGTGAAGGTTGGTTGTTTAGTAAAGATGAGGATACCGTAAAAATATTTGCAGGTTATGACGTAGAGCAAGATGGCTCTATTCATTTTTCAGAACGTTCTGTTTTTCCGACTTCTTGCGTGAAGAAGATAACGAAGATTCATTAGATGGAGTCACGTCAATCATCTGACCATAGTCGGCTAAAAGCTGTTTCATCTTTGCTTCTAATTCCTGTTCTGACATATCTTCTAATTTTCCAGTTTTTATTATTTTTCTGTCTATGTATAGTCCTGCTGCCTTGCCTCGATTTGCTTCAGCGTTTACAGCAGAAGAGAAAGATCCTTTCTTCAAAGCAGCTTCTCTGAGTCTACCAAGTTCTGCTATATGACCTTCGTAGGTCACCTCATGTTTTCTAATTCTTTCTTCTCTTAATTCACCAATATATTTTACAACGAGTGGTGAGTGTCTTGGATTTGTTAATTCTGACCCCTCTTGTCTTGCACGTTTAGGGCTATAGCCAGCAGCGAGCGCTGCCTCTGTTTGAGTCATGGGTCCGTCAGGTCCACCGAATACTAAAAATTCAGCAAACCTTTGTTGCATTTCTGTTAATCTCTTTGGTACTCCCATGATTGACAATTTAAGGTAACATTGTTATAAAGTCAACAATGTTTGTTAAACATCTACAGGAATACTTAGATCAATTTACTAATGGTAAAAAGGGTAATGCAATTTCTAATGCTACTATCTACATGCACGTTGGTGGACATCTTGAAGAGATAAGAAGAATAGAAGTGCAAGAGTCAAATATAATTGGACAACAATCTGTTCGTGTAGTATTAAAACCTGCCGACAACAAAGTAATTATCGCTCCAAATAACCCAGAATAGAAAGC